ATGTGATAGTAAATTTAATTTAGCAAAACGACTTGATTCGTTTGAATATTTAGCTGTGTTTTGTCTGTGCAACACAGCAAGGTTATGAAAGGTGATAATAATGCAAAATAAAAGTAATTCGGGAAGCTCACAGATATGTATCAGTGAGTTCGGTGGAATTGACAGGGGCAGTCCGTTTTGCAGAAAGGCGAGCGCTATAGAAATGGAGAACTTCAGAATTTTATCTGATGGTTCCCTTGAAAAACGAGACGGATACAAATTTAAAATGAATATTCCCGGAACACCGAGATGTATCTGGAGCGGTGAATATAAAGGATATATAAGAACTTTTGCCGTGATAGGTAGCAGTGTTTATGAGGTGGAAATTAGCAATGATTCGTATTATCAAATAGGGACGCTAACCGACAGTAGTGGGGGAATCACATTTTTGTTTTACGGTGATGATCTTTATGTCTTTGACGGAACAAAACTTTTTGTTTACGATTCTATTCAGTCTTTAAGTGAGGTTTGTGGTTATGCTCCTTTGTATGGAGACTATTGGGACCCTGTCGACATGGGCAGTATCAACGAAAGCGTTAATATGCTCTGTCAGAATGTGATAATCCGTTATAAAATCGGTTCTACACCTAGTATCATTAATTTTGGACTCGATGCCACAGATATAGTAAAAGCGTATTTTGATACGGGACGGGTGCTTACCTCTGATGATATTGAGCTTTCATCAGATGGGACATATGCAAACTGTTATTTTACCGAGAGTGATTGCAACTTGATAGTTTGTATAACTAGAAGCAAATATGAATCGGATTACAGAAAGGTTTGTGTTACTTCAAAAGCAATTGTAAGCAATGACGCAGAGGGTTCAAAAATCTATACTTACGGCGGTGATGGTAATTCTTTGGTATGTATGTCAAAGCCAGTGAGCGATAGTCAATTAACTTTTTCGCAGCAAAGTTTTGCAAGCTCAAACGGAATTTATTTTCCAGAGGACAGGAGCTTTTACATAAGTGGTGGCGGGGTTACATTAACGGCAATAGTATGTATTTACAATATGTTGCTTATGTTTACCAATGAAAGCACTTTTGTAAAATATCTGAGTGATGACGATAACTCGGTGACCTTAATAAATGCCACAGAGGGTTGTTATTCAGGCAACAGTATTGCTGTTATAGGTGACGAGGTTTATACGGTGTGCAAGGGAGGTATCTATAAGTGGGAAATTTCATCCGCTACAAAAGCCAAGGTAAGCGCAAGTCTGATTTCACGGCCTGTTGTTGATATTGTTAACAATGATACAAAGATATACCCATATGCGCAAAAGCAGGAGTTGTGGTTAACACAAGAGGACAACAGAGTTTTGGTGTATAACACCGAGAGAGATGCTTTTTATGAATTTACGGATATTGACACGGAAACACTGTTTGTTTATTCCGATAAACTTGGGCTAGTTACGAGTGAAGCTATCACGATTTTTACTGGTGATATGCCTTTTAATCAGGATGAGTATTACAACAAAACTGCAATATCTGCAAAATATAAAAGCAATTATATTGATTTTTCTGATATGCAAGTGAAAAAGCGGACGACAAAAATGGCGCTTGTGTGTGATGCGGTGGGAGAGGATATTGGTCTTGATTTTTGCTGTGACAATGGTCTTTCTTTGTCAATGTGTGTGTCAGCAGAGAGCAGCGATTATCCGCAAAGTATAAAACGGCGGTTGCCCCTGGGACGGTTTTCACTTATGAATTTTTGTTTATGTGAAAACATGATGGAATCGCAGCGAATTTACAGTTTGACGCTTTCAGCCGATACGGAAAAATAAAATATAAGAAGGATGGAAAAATGAACAACAGAACAACAAAAACATGGCAGCAGTATGAGGAAGGGAAGAAATACAAGCAACAATTGGGGCTTTACGAGAATATCCGAATAAATGAAAGATTTTATCGAGGGGATCAATGGTACGGTGTTATCGAGAGTGATTTACCAAAGCCCGTGTTTAATGTAATTCGCAGAATTGTGGATTATCTTGTTTCCTCAGTGGGTTCGGGAAAAATCAACGTAACTTTTTCCGACGAGTGCTTACCGTACGTTGGCAACAGTTTGACTCAAAAGGCGATAAGAGAGGGTATACAAGCGCTTTCTGCAAATTTTTCATATCGTTGGGAACGCTCAAAAATGGATAAGCTTTTGTTCCGCTTGCTTTGCGATGCGGCAATAACAGGTGACGGCGTGTTGTATTCCTATTGGAATTCAGATATGAAAACAGGTCAGGTTTATCTTGGTGATATAGTCACTGAGGTTATTGAAAATTCAAATCTTTTTGCCGCTGATATGAACACGGCTGACATTCAGTCACAGGAATATATTATTCTGTCGGGACGACAGAGTGTGGCATCACTCAAGCAGGAAGCACGCAATTATAGTGCAGATAAAGCCAACATACAGCTCATTTCTTCTGACAAGGACAGTATCAATGTTTTGAGTGATATGTCAGCTTATGAGCTTGAGGGAGACGATGAAGAAAAGGCGACATATCTAATCAAATTCTGGAGAGAGGAAGGTATAGTATGCTTTGAAAAATCCACGGAGGGTTGCGTTATAAGACGGGGAGAAATGGGGACTCATCTTTATCCTGTCGCATATTTCAACTGGTTTCCAACAAAAAATTCGTTTCACGGAACGTCTCCTATAAACGGACTTATTGCAAATCAGAAATATATAAACAAAGCTTTCGCAATGATAATGAAGCATATGACCGACACCGCTTTTTCAAAGGTTATATATGACAAAAGCAAAATCCCAGAGTGGTCTAATGAGGTTGGCGAAGCAATAGCCTCGCTTGGCGGGGGGAATGTTTCGGATGCAGTTTCTGTGGTCGGCGTAGGTAAAATGCAGGATAATTATCTTGAACTTATCGAAATGGCAGCCAGCATGACAAAGGAGTTGATGGGCGCTACCGATGTAGCCCTTGGAAACACAACGCCGACAAATACCAGTGCAATTCTTGCATTAAGGCAGGCAACCGATATACCGCTTAAAAGTATTCGCACTGCATATTATCAGTGTATTGAGGACATGGCAAACATTTGGGCAGATATGATATGTGCATATTATCCGAATGAGAGACTTTTGCCAGTACCCGAAAATGGCGGTCTCGTTGCAAAGCAAGTGGATTTCAAATTGTTGCGTCAGGCGTTGCTTTCTGCAAAGGTTGAGGTGAGTGATGCGGATAATTACAGCGGAATTACAACTCAGAATTTGCTTGATAAACTGCTTGACGGCGGTTATATAACTGCTAAACAGTACGTCGAGTTTTTACCGAATGGTGCGCTGTCGAAACGTAAGGAAATGCTTTCTTCACTTGATGGGAATAGTACGGTGGAGGAGAAAATCGATGATAAATGAGAAAACAAAGGATTTTGTCGATGAAGTCAAGGAAACCGATGAAATCAAGGAAACTGATGAAATCAAGGAAACTGATGAAGTCAAGGAAACTGATGAAATTAAGGAAATTGATGAAATCAAGGAAATTGATGAAATTAAGGAAATTGATGAAGTTAAGGAAATTGATGAAGTTAAGGAAATTGATGAAGTTGAGAAAACTGATGAAGTTGAGGAAATCGACAGTATCAATACAGAGGCAGAAACAGGAATTGACAGCCAAGATAATCAGAGCGTTTCAGGAGAAAATGCAAATGATGAGCTTATAAAAGAAGTGGAAATTTTGCGTTCAACTCTTGCAGATCAAAAAGAAAAGTTATCGGGCTTTATTGGACAAATCAGGGAGCTTTGCGAATTATATCCCGAGGTTGATATAAAGGCTTTTCCTGATGAAATTTGGCAAAGTGCCAAGGACGGAGTGCCGCTTGCGGCAGCATATGCTTTGCTTGCACGTCGCCGTGAGGTTGCGGCTGTGCGTGCGGAGGAAGCAAACAAGCGCAACAGCGAAAAAAGCGTCGGTGGAATAAAGGGGAATAACGATAACGGTTATTTTTCTCCCACTGAAGTTAAAAAAATGACGCCCTCACAAGTGAGAGCAAATTATTCAAAAATAATTGATTCAATGAATCATTGGAACTAAAAGAAAGGAATTTAATAATTATGGCTATTTCAAATTTTATACCAACAATATGGAGCGAAAATCTTTATACTGAGCTTAACAAAAAGTACATTGGCGTTGCAAACTGCAATCGTGAGTTTGAGGGCGAAATTCGCCAAAAGGGCGACAGAGTAAACATTTGTGGTGTTGGAAGTGTCAGCGTGTTTGATTACACAAAGGACACGGATATGACAACTCCCCAGGTGCTTTCAGACAGCATTAAAACACTGCTTATCAATCAGGCAAAGGGCTTTAATTTCCAAATTGACGATATCGACAGTGCACAGGCAACTCCAAAACTGATGAATGCAGCTATGAAGGTTGCGGCAAATGCACTTGCGAACACAGCGGACAGTTACATATATTCGCTTTATACCGAAGCGTTGTCGACCAACACAGTTACAAATGATGCGGTAACAGCTTCAAATATCGTCAGTGAGATAATAAAGGCGCGCACAAAGCTTTATTCAAACAATGTAACCGATTCAAACGACATTGTTGTTGAGGTTACCCCCGAAATTGCGGAGCTTATCCTCAATGCAAAAATCGATCTTTCCACAGAGAATTCTTCCGCTCTTGAATCAGGACTTCTCGGTAGGATTGGCGGGTGCAAGATTTATGTTACAAGCAACATAAAAACAGTTATGAATGAAGATGACATATTGTATCACAAGTGCTTTGTTCGCACAAAGAGAGCAATAGCTTATGCTGAACAGCTCAGCGAAATTTGTGCATATCGCCCCGAAAAACGCTTTGCTGATGCGGTAAAGGGACTTCATTTGTATGGTGCAAAGGTTGTTTATCCGAGTGAACTTGTTCTGCTTGATGTAGCATTGCAGTAAGCGAGGCTAAATTATGGCTTGCATATGCAGGGAAATATATGAATCAGCTCTGCGACTTATCGGTGAGCCGTCATCAACTGATGTAAGCGCTGATTATGAGGAGCGTGCGCCGTATATAATGGCAATATTCTGCTGTGAGGCGAAAGCACTCGATGCACTGTATCGTGAGGGACATTCATATGAAGCTCAAACGGATTTCAATGAAATATGTCTCGGGCTTGATGAGAATTTTCCGCTTTCGGCAAGATTTTATCCGATAGCTGTTCATTATATGGCGGCAATGCTCGTTATTGATGAGGACACAGAATTATCCGATAAGTTTTTCGAAAAATATTGTACATCAATGATGAGTGTTCGTACGGAAATACCGATGATTCGTGAGCAAATTGTTCAGCAATATGAATAATTGATATAACGAAATAATAAAGGAGCTGCAACAGGCAAATGCTTGTTGCAGCTTGTCTTTTTAATATTAATTATACATTTTAATAAAGTTTTTAATAAACAGAATTCAACAAATTTTAATTTGATTTATTGTATTGATTTATATTATTCGGTCTTATCAGTTTTATCTGATAAATCAATTGAATTAAGTTGATTATTATGATTTTTTATTAACTCTTCGACTTCCTCTTGTGTTATCTTGTTATCTTTCAGCATCTTAGTCATATTTCCAGTTTTAACTTTGCATTTGGTGACATCGTTATTACAATACCATGATAATGTAGCTGTAATAGTGGTAATTATAACTGTTATTGCTTGATATGTAGGATCTTCAGTAATTCCGAAATGTATAAACACGGCAACACATTGATTGAGCAATGCAATAATGAGTGTTATTGTTCTAATAATAGTGGATTTTTTCATAAAATTTCTCCTTTCACATTTGATGCTTTTATATATAGAATATGGTTATTCCTATATATATAGTATATGTGATTTATCTTTATGATGTTTATGCTTGTACTTTTAAAACAACACAAAAGCTCCCGAATTTCGGGAGCTTTTGTGTTGTTTTATTATTCCCACTCAATAGTAGCGGGGGGTTTGCCTGTTATGTCGTAGACCACACGGTTAATGCCGTTTACCTCATTTATTATTCTTGATG